TCAACACACTGGCTGTAATGCAGCGGATACCATGCGGCATTTAGCGGCATTCATCGTACACTCAACGGTTAGCTCTTCATTCGTGGCATTCACCTGAAAGGTCCGGGAGTGTAATTGCGTACATTTACCACTGAACGAACCTTCAACAAGAACACGACCACGCTGCAAAATACGGAACGGAATTGTTCCCTGAAAAGGCTTTACGGTTACCAGTAATTTCTTCATGCATTCTCCGGATAACAAAAATACTAGTTAATACACTGAGTGCGGATATATTCCTGCGCCCCTTCCAGTTGCTTCTGCATTGTCATCAACCGCTCTCTGAGGGTGAAATAATCCCGTTCAGCGGTGTCTGCCAGTCGGGGGCCGGTTGCATTATCCATTCCGGAGGTGCCGGTGGCTTCACGCACGGTACCGGAGCAGGTGGCGTTGATCCGCAGGCGCTTACGACCAGCGGCAACATCACGCTGGCGCTGCTGCATGTCAGTAATGGTTGCGTTTGCCAGCTCCAGCTCTCTGGCTTTTTTATCGCGCTGCGCTTTGTAGGTGATGGCGTTATCACGGTAATGGTCTGTTGCCAGCCACAGCGCACCACAGACCACCAGCAGAATAACGGTAAACGCGGAAAGCATTCGGTTTATGTTCACCCCAGCAGCCCCGACGAAGACAACATCATCCAGGCCATGGAAAGAAAAAGAGCAACCAGCATTAGTGAAAATGAAATGCCGACAATTACACAGAGGATCTTCGCCAGCGTTATGAGTTTGTCTGACATGCTTAATCCTCCCTTCACGATTTCAACGCAATGACCAGTTTTGCCAGCCCATACAGCATCGGGGACACAGCAACACCGACCGCCACCCACTTAATGGCAAAAGCCAGTGCTCTGCTGATGTCATCAGTTACAGGCGCTTTCAGTTCAAGGCCGTTTTTCATGGTCAACCTCAACAGAATTCGTTTATACTTCGCCATGTTCTCCCTTGCCTTACTCAAGGTCAGAAACACAAAACCCCGCCTGGTGCCAACAAACGGGGTTTTTACTTTTATTCACTTACGTTTCGCCAGTTCGCAGGATTTCGTGTTATCCGTCCGCGTGCTCATGCCTTATTTTCAGCAAAATATTCTGCTTATCTGTCGATGTCCCAGCACGCCAGCGCACTTTCCTGGTCTCGCCGGGATACCTGACCGTAGCAATTATTTGAGCGGATACGGCAGTCTCTGCCACCGTCCTTAATCCACCAGCGAATCGCTTCGCATGCTCCCCTGCGGTCACCAGCATTAATCCGTCTGTAAAACGTCGACGGGAAACACTTACCGGGGCCAATGTTATAGGGACAAAATGACGCGATACCCGCTTTCTGGGGTTCGGTCAGCGGCACTTTAATATTGCGCTCCACCCATGCCAGCGCCTTATCACGCTCAATGGCGTTGACCTGGTCGCATTTTTCCTTCGACAACTTCATGCCCGGGACGACAGGTTTACTATCCACCAGGATGGCACCGCGGCAGATGGTCCAGATACCCGCGCCATCACGGTATGCCGTGGTGTGGTTACCTTCCTTTTCATCCAGAAACTGGTCGAGGATTTCAGGCGCAGGCGCACCTGCGGCAATCAGCGCCAGAACGGCAGCCGACAGGCCGTATTTGATTTTGGTGTTCATGGATATTTATCAGGGTTTATCGATTTCAAATCCCTGGATATGTTAAGTCTTCAGGCCAGCGGTGGAGTCTTCAGAGAACCAGTAATTATTCCCGGTAGTTTTCCTCTGTAGGTTATCAACACATCCTGCGCCTCTAAAATTACGGGGCGCTTTTCCGGCAACGGACCATCCCCTTCACATAACCCGGCAGCAACATCCATGAAAAACTGCTTCGCCTGCTTTTTCGCCTCAGCTTCGTAAAACTCCAGCGTGGCATCTTCAGTACGGTCAAGACTAATCGCCACATCTGGCAACAACAGTGACGGATACCCACCAATTTCCAGTGCCACAGTAACAGTAATCTTATTCGGGTAATTATTTATCCCTTTAACAACCAGTTCGTATTTTTTCTTCATCGCTTTACTCTCCCCGCGCCGCCTTACGACGGTCCTCTCTGATTTTGAAATACAGGTTAGTCAGATATGTCAGCAGCCCAAACAACAGACTCCCCAGCACGCCTATTGCCGCCCACTGAGACGGGGAAAACCTGTCCAGCAACTGCAGGAACCAGTAGCCCGTTCCCACCGCTGACGTGGTGTATGACACACCTGTTGTGATTTTTTCCATCTGGTACATACCCCGTCTCCCGCAATCCGGAAGCTCACAACAATATAAAGACCACCGGCACACACCGATGGTCCCTTGCGCATGCTTACATCATCATGTCGCTGTCAGGTGTAGGTTCACCGCCATCTGAAGCACTCCCGTCACCCGCGATACCTTCCGGCTCAGGAACCGCTGCTACGCCCAGCAGCTCATCCAGAATGGCATCCACTTCTGCATCAAGACGCGACTCAAGATTCTGGCGAAGTTTCTGTTTCAGTGCGCTCCGGACTTCTTCAGAGCGCAGGACTTCCTTCACTGCCTCTGCAGTGACCAGGGATGTGATTTCTGACATGGGATTTTCTCGCTGAAAGGGGTTGTTAAGGAGTAACGGGTTCTTCGGGTTTGCTTCCGGCTGACTGACTGGCGCTGATTTTCTCAGCGGCCCTTTTATCAATCTGCCTGCACCAGAAATCGCGCACAGCCCTGTACCCACCCGAAAGAAGATACAGCACACAGACCGCCGTACAGAAGTACAGCATCACCTGATGAATAAATGTCATAATTTCTTACCGTTATGGTTGACAATGAGAATTGTTTTCATTTAAAAAACCAATGTACGAAAGCATCTTTTCTTTACATTCTCCATTGGGATTACCTCCGCCAGCTTCCATTCCTGCCGCTGGCGGCTTTTTTTAGCAATTATGCGGCTGCTCCAGCTTTGTTTGCTTTAACTTCCACCGTATCAATAAGTACAGGGTAGGTTTCTGCACTACCTGTAATATCCGTAATGACAAACCTGTTGAGTCCATTAGCAGTATTGGCCCATTTCACCAGGTCAAACGCCTGTCCATCCACACCATCAAGCACCGGAGTAACATTAATGCTGTTACTGCCCTTAAATTTAAATGCAAGCGTATGCCAGTCATGGTCGAATGCGCCAAACGTGCCAAGTTCTTTTTGTTGATTAACTGTATGATGGTATGCAACATTAATACTGGCTTTATCTGTCTGGACAAAGAAAGAACTCAGATGGCCTTCACCACCCTCACCCGGCCATTCCGCTATTCGCCAGTGAACCGCCCCGGGAATCCTGGAGACTAAACTCCCTGAGAAAGAGGTAAACGGGATAACTTAAAATACTCGTTTTTCCCCCGAAGTCCGTCAGAGGGCGATTCGTATGGTTCTGGAAAGTCAGGGCGAATATGACTCACAGTGGGCGGCAATTTGTTCCATTGCCCCAAAGATTGGCTGTACACCGGAGACTCTGCGTGTCTGGGTACGCCAGCATGAGCGGGATACCGGAGGCGGTGATGGCGGGCTCACCACCGCTGAACGTCAGCGTCTGAAAGAGCTGGAACGTGAAAATCGTGAACTGCGCCGCAGTAACGATATCCTTCGCCAGGCTTCCGCTTATTTTGCGAAGGCGGAGTTCGACCGCCTCTGGAAAAAGTGATGCCACTGCTGGATAAGCTGCGTAAGCTGTACGGGGTCGGACCGGTATGCAGTGAACTACATATTGCCCCGTCAACGTATTACCACTGTCAGCAACAGCGACATCATCCTGATAAACGCAGTGCCCGTGCGCAGCGCGATGACTGGCTGAAGAAAGAGATACTGCGCGTATACGATGGGAATCATCAGGTATACGGTGTGCGTAAAGTCTGGCGTCAGTTGTTACGGGAAGGTATCAGAGTGGCCAGATGCACTGTGGCACGTCTCATGGCGGTTATGGGACTTGCCGGTGTTCTCCGGGGTAAAAAGGTCCGTACGACCATCAGCCGGAAAGCCGTTGCCGCAGGCGACCGCGTAAACCGTCAGTTCGTGGCAGAACGACCTGACCAGCTGTGGGTGGCTGATTTTACTTACGTCAGCACATGGCAGGGCTTCGTCTATGTGGCGTTCATTATTGATGTGTTTGCCGGATACATCGTGGGGTGGCGGGTCTCATCGTCCATGGAAACGACATTCGTGCTGGATGCTCTGGAGCAGGCGTTATGGGCCCGTCGACCGTCCGGCACGGTCCATCACAGTGATAAAGGTTCTCAGTATGTATCGCTGGCCTACACACAGCGGCTTAAGGAAGCCGGATTACTGGCATCAACAGGAAGTACAGGCGACTCGTATGACAACGCGATGGCGGAGAGCATCAATGGTCTTTACAAAGCGGAGGTAATACACCGTAAGAGCTGGAAAAACCGTGCAGAAGTGGAACTGGCCACACTCACGTGGGTGGACTGGTATAATAATCGACGATTGCTGGAAAGGCTGGGCCACATCCCTCCGGCAGAAGCAGAAAAAGCTTATTATGCTTCCATCGGAAACGATGATCTGGCAGCCTGAGTTCACAGATAAAACACTCTCCAGGAAACCCGGGGCGGTTCAGTTCTTTAATCTGCTTCATGGCGGCAGCAAGTTCAGAGGCAGGAACAACCTGTTCTCCGGCGGCCACAGCAGTAAGACTTCCTTCCTGGTATTGCTTACGCCAGAGAAATAACTGGCTGGCTGCTACACCATGTTGCCGGGCAACGAGGGAGACCGTCATCCCCGGTTCAAAGCTCTGCTGAACAATTGCGATCTTTTCCTGTGTGGTACGCCGTCTGCGTTTCTCCGGCCCTAAGACATCAATCATCTGTACTCCAATGACTAGTCTAAAAACTAGTATTAAGACTATCACTTATTTAAGTGATACTGGTTGTCTGGAGATTCAGGGGGCCAGTCTAGAAATGGCTCGCCCTGTCCTGTGACGTCCAGGTGGCTGAGCTGTCACGCCATTTCGAACCGTAATAACCGATACCCCGAATGTCCGGGTCTTCTTCCGGTTTGTTCGTCGGCACATTCACCCCGTTCTCATCGGTCATGAACGGTACGAAATGGATATTCTTTTCCGTTTTATTTTTATAGCTGCCGTACACCGTCTGGTACGTGGATTCGTTCTTCTGCTTCCAGAAATACGTCGTGTCCCCGCATATCCAGGGAACACCGCCAGCAGAGCCACCGACGCACTGGCCTGCCATATCCGCCAGGTCTGCACGGAATTTATCAACCAGCGCACCAAACTGTGCGGCATGATTTGCCGGCGTACCGCCAAAATCAAATTCCCCCTGCATCCACACCACGGCAAACAGCACATTTTTCGGGTTCTTCTCCAGTGCCGCTTTTGTTCGACCGATAAGGTCCTTATACAGCGGCTTGTCCACACCCCAGCGGGTTGAATTCTCCGAGGCACCACTCGCGTCACTGTATGTGCCATCAGCTCCGGTGGTGAACGCTGAACCACCACGACAGCACGGAACCAGCAGAATGCCCGCATTCGCCGGTATAAACGGCAGCAGTTTTTTGGCGATATGCAGCCCCTGCCCCACGGTTCCGTACTGCCCCTTTGACAGGTCCGCTTTCGGATGGTTAAGACGGCTCATGTCCTGCACATCATGCAGACAATGGTCCGCCGGAATGATGTCGTTATATTTGCATGCTGCACCGCCCGGTGTCACCGTACTGCGACGCGCCAGTTGCTTAATACGCGGGTCCGGACGGTCATATGTCCCCGGCAGCGGAAGGCCTTCACCATACGACATGCCGTTTGACTGCCCTGCCAGAACCACAACAAAGTAATACTCCGGGTCGCTGGTGGCGCTGATTACTGCACCTTCTGCTGCAATCGCCTGCATCAGAGTATAAGGGGTTATGGCCACCGGACTACCAAACGGCTGCCAGCCCTCTTTCAGTTTATGTGTCAGCTTTTCCGCAAGATCTGACGGCGACGCCGCCCTGACAACATCATAGTGTTTAAAAGCCATGAATCCTCCCGGCCGGGATAATATTGTGAGTAAAATGAGGAGCGGGCTGAAGTCCGGAAGTTACAGGACAATGGCAGAAGAGAGACGACAGCCCGCAATTCGAAAAAGACCGCGCAGTTGCGCAGAGTGACTACTATGGGGTATTATTCGCCAGCTGAAATATTACTTCACGTTTTATTGTTTATTCCTTGCCGCCCGCGTCTCCCAGCGCGGGCTTTTTTTGCCCACAAGAAAGCCCCTCCGGAGAGGGGCTGGAGAGTGGCGCTATGTGCCATTGCATGGTGCCGGGTGCCTCCCGGTGAATTCAGTACCAGCACCTGAATCCGCGATTATCCCATATACCTACTCGCTGATTGCCCCTCCGCACAGGGGGATTCACCATGCCAGTTTCTTTTAACAAACTCCCCGCAAACCAGACAACAGTCAACCGTCTGAATTGTGAGACATTTAAAAAAAAAGCCCGCAAAAGCGAGCCAGGGAAAATAAGTGTGGCGCGTTGTACTGGATTCGAACCAGTGACCGATTGCTTAGAAGGCAATTGCTCTGTCCGGCTGAGCTAACAACGCATGATGCAGATAATGGACCGCCATCGGGGACTTGAACCCCGCGCAGCCAGCTTCGAAGGCTGGCGCTCTTTCCTGATGAGCTAATGGCGGTATGTGATGGTGGCCCTTGCTGGATTTGAACCAGCGACCTGGCGATTATGAGTCGCTCGCTCTCACCACTGAGCTAAAGGGCCGGGAGCCGCATAATAACGACGCGTAATTAATTCTTCAATATCATCCGTTCTGGCTGACTAAATCCTGTACTTCCCGAACCGTCTGCTCAAAACGTTCAGTCTCCAGCTCAACGCCAATTGCACGACGCCCGAGCGCCAGTGCCGCTTTCACTGTCGAACCCGACCCCATGAAAAAATCTGCAATCAGGTCACCCGGACGACTGCTAGCGCTGATTATCTGCTGCAGCATTTCTGCCGGTTTTTCGCACGGATGTTTCCCGGGATAGAACTGCACCGGTTTATGCGTCCACACATCGGTATACGGCACCTGCACCGTCACGCCAAAATACCGCCGCAGATGTTTATATTCACTCAGCAGCTCCGCATACTGCCGGTTCAGTGAGGTATACGTATCCACCAGCTGGTGGTGGAGCTTTTCCAGTTCACCACGCCGATGCTTCTCTTCTGCCACCCGGGCAAACAGCGCCTGTAATTTCAGATAATCGCTTTCATTCGGCAACTGCCACTGACTGGCACTGAACCAGTGCGACACCATGTTTTTCTTTCCTGTGGCATCTGCAATCTGTTTTGCCGTTATCCCCAGGGCAGCTCGCGCATCACGAAAGTAAGAAATCAGCGGGGCCATCACATGCTGTTTCAGTGCACTGCCCTTCGCCTCATAGCCATCATCTTTCGGGCGGTACGGCCCCTGATAATGTTCCGCGAACAGAATGCGCTCTGTGGCGGGGAAATACGCCCGCAGGCTTTCCTTGTTGCATCCGTTCCAGCGTCCGGACGGCTTCGCTCAGATAATATGGTTCAGCACACTGAAGCGTTCACGCATCATGATTTCGATATCAGATGCCAGGCGATGACCACAGAACAGGTAAAGACTTCCGGCAGGTTTCAGCACCCGCCAGAACTGCGCCAGACACTGCTCCAGCCACTTCAGGTAATCATCGTCGCCCTTCCACTGGTTATCCCAGCCCTCAGGCTTCACTTTAAAGTACGGCGGGTCCGTGACTATCAGGTCAACAGAATTTTCGGGTAACGACCAGATAAATTCCAGGCAGTCGGCGGGTAATGACTCCAACTTACTGATAGTGTTTTATGTTCAGATAATGCCCGATGACCTTGTCATGCAGCTCCACCGATTTTGAGAACGACAGTGACTTCCGTCCCAGCCTTGCCAGATGTTGTCTCAGATTCAGATTATGTCGCTCAATGCGCTGAGTGTAACGCTTGCTGATAACGTGCAGCTTTCCCTTCAGGCGTGATTCATACAGCGGCCAGCCATCCGTCATCCATACCACGACCTCAAAGGCCGACAGCAGGCTCAGAAGACGCTCCAGTGTGGCCAGAGTGCGTTCACCGAAGACGTGCGCCACAACCGTCCTCCGTATCCTGTCATACGCGTAAAACAGCCAGCGCTGACGTGATTTAGCACCGACGTAGCCCCACTGTTCGTCCATTTCAGCGCAGACAATCACATCACTGCCCGGTTATATGCGCGAGGTTACCGACTGCGGCCTGAGTTTTTTAAGTGACGTAAAACCGTGTTGAGGCCAACGCCCATAATGCGTGCACTGGCGCGACATCCGACGCCATTCATGGCCATATCAATGATTTTCTGGTGCGTACCGGGCTGAGAGGCGGTGTAAGTGAACTGTAGTTGCCATGTTTTACGGCAATGAGAGCAGAGATAGCGCTGATGTCCGGCAGTGCTTTTGCCGTTACGCACCACGCCTTCAGTAGCGGAGCAGGAAGGACATCTGATGGAAATGGAAGCCACGCAAGCACCTTAAAATCACCATCATACACTAAATCAGTAAGTTGGCAGCATTACCCGCTCGACGAGTGGAAACCAAAACGGTTCAGTCTCCCAATAACAAACACTACCCTGGTGAAATACGGAAAACTAGGATACATCGTTCCAAGACCACAAAAAATTCGTGGGCGTTGGCTGATAGATCGCCGAGCAGTATTTGTTGGGCCAGGTGAAACGGGAATTGCGCCGGAAATTCATACTGGCGATGATGATGCACTGAAGGAGATTTTAACTCATGTCACCGAGGCCACGAAAAAACAGCACTGACGTAGCCGGTCTTTACGAAAAGTTTGATCGCAGAACTGGCAGAGTTTACTACCAGTATAAAAATCCTGTGACTGGAAAATTTCACGGACTCGGAACAGACAAAGGTAAGGCAGAAAAAATCGCTTCCACAGCCAATCAGCGAATAGCTGCAGCAGAAGCTGAATATTTCATGCGCAAAATTGATGAAAGTCCGTCAGCAACAAAACGTCGGGGTATCAGATTAAAGGCATGGGTTGATCGATATCTGAAAATACAGGACACGCGACTGAAAAATGGAGATATTGCAGCTACAACTCACAAAGAAAAAACTCGAATGGCTGCATACCTGGTTTCCCGTCTGGGAAACCACCCATTGAAAGAACTGGAAGTAAGAGACTTTGCATTAATACTGGATGAGTGGCTGGATAAAGACATGGTCAGCACAGCGAGAGTAAATCGTGGATTATGGGTTGATATTTATAAAGAAGCACAGCATGCAGGGGAAGTTCCTCCTGGATGGAATCCTCCGGAGGCTACCCGTAAACCGATCCCTAAAGTAACCAGAGCCAGGCTCACCATGGAAGACTGGCAAAAAATTTACAATGCAACGCCTGAAAAACACTTTATCCGTAACGCAATGCTTCTTGCGATTGTTACTGGTCAGCGCCGTGATGACATTTGCCACATGCGTTTTTCAGATGTGTGGAACGAACACTTGCATATCACCCAGGGAAAAACCGGAATGCGTCTGGCGTTACCGCTTACACTACGCTGTGATGCCATTGGGATAACGTTAAAAGAAGTTATTGATGGGTGCCGAGACAGAATATTAAGTCCATATCTAATCCATAGTCGGCACCAGAAACAACCGAAGCCGATGAGTAAAGACAACCTGAGCGACTACTTTGCCAAAGCACGGGATCTGGCTGGGATAATTCCACCAGCAGGAAAAACTCCGCCAACATTTCATGAACAACGCTCTCTATCAGAACGGCTGTACCGTGCACAGGGTATCGATACAAAAACATTACTAGGACATAAAGTCCAGGCAACCACCGATCGCTATAACGATACTCGAGGTCAGGAATGGGTTTAA